CCAGAACCTGAAGAATAATTTTCTCCAGGCGGAAAGCTTCGAATTCGCGGCGGAATTGAGGAGCGTGGCCGACGAATTCGATAATCCGAAACGCGTCCTGATCGGTGAATCTCACGGAGAAGAGGAATTGATCAGGCAGTTCTGCCATAGCAACGGCAAACAGGGCCTGGATGCCATTTTTCTTTTCAAGGCCATTTCCACGCCATTCGAGGCGGAAAAGTACCGCCAATTGCTCGAAACGTTTGAAAAACATTTCCCGGCGCCCCTGGTGCCTACCCTCGTCTTTGCCAACCACGACCGGAACCGCGTGATGAGCCGCTTGGGTGGAAATATCGAAAAGGCAAAATTGCTCGCGCTGTTCCAGTTTACATGCAGGGGCATCCCCTTCACCTATTACGGGGACGAGATCGGAATACCGAGAGTCCGAATTCCGCTGAAACAGGGGCAGGACGCTGTCGCCATACAGCACAAGTGGGTTCCGCAGTTCCTTGTCGACCGCAGCATGGAAATCCTCAATCGCGATGAGTGCCGCACGCCCATGCTGTGGGACGAAAAATCGAATGCCGGTTTTTGTTCCCATTCAGTAAAGCCATGGCTGCCAGTGGCTGAAAATTTCAGGGAAATCAATGTGGCCAAACAGGTCGGCGATCCGCATTCCCTCCTGAATTTTTACAGGCGGGTCATCCGCTTGCGTAATACCACTCCGGCATTAAACGAAGGCCAGTTGGAGATCGCGCACGATATCTGCAACAGGAAGCTGTTGGCCTATTACCGCATCTTGGGGGACAAGAAGCTTGCAGTATTGCTGAATATGTCCGGGTCCACAGTAAAAAATCCCCTGGAACACAACGATATAATGATTTCCACGCATTACGGCGCGGAGGTGCATCGGTTGCAGCCATTTGAAGGGCGGGTAGTAAGCGTTAAATAGCCTTTATATGGGTTTCTCCTGAATTACAATAGCTTTCGTTTGCTGCTGAAGCCACCTAAATAATAAAGGCGAGAAGTTACTATCGCCTGAGATTCATTCATATGCCTGAATCCGCAATTCTTGAAGGCCTCTAGAATCTGCTCTAGTATCAAGCCATATACTAATATTACTAATGCGCGTATGTTTTATATCCCATTCGGCGGGTAGATATGGTGCGGAGCTCGCACTGCTGGAACTGCTAGAAGGCTTGGTTAAATGCGGCATCGATTGCAAAATTCTGGTACCGGAAAGAGGCCCACTTCTTGTAGAGCTCGACCGATTGCAAATTGAGTGGCATTTAGTGGAGTTTCCACCCTGGCGGCCGCGCCGCCGAAAAGTATGGAATCGCATTTTTCGTACTATAAAGGCGGTGATGTGTGCATTTCCTATGGCGCGAGCTATCCGTCAATGGAAATGTGATGTTGTCTATACTAATACCGTTGTCATCGCTGCGGGTGCATTTGCGGCCTTTCTCGCACGAAGGCCTCATATATGGCATTTGCACGAGTTTGCCTACGTTGATCCCAACGAGCAGTTTGATCTAGAAAGAAGTCTCGTAACACGGTTCATCGACTATCTTTCTACAGTAGTTATCGCAAATTCCTATACCTTAAAGCAAGAATATGCAAAATATCTCGATATTCGAAAATTTCGTGTAATTTATCAGGCAGTGACGTTGAAGGAAGTGATGGGAACTCTCCCGCCGTCTATCGCTAGGATGATAGCGTTCAAGTGTCTTATCATCGGTTCGTTGCAGCAAATAAAAGCACAGGACGAAGCGATTCTTGCCCTCGCGGAAGCCCGGCGGCAAGGGGTCCCGGCAGTCCTGCTACTGATCGGAGACGGAGATCAAGCCTTCAGATTAATGCTTGAGGAATTGGCAGAGCATTGCGGTATTGCGCCCCAAGTTATCTTTTACGGGTATGTAGAAAATCCCGTACCGTTTCTCGATACCGCTGACGTGGTGTTAATTTGCTCTCGATCTGAGTCGTTCGGGCGGGTTACTATCGAGGCAATGCTTGCCGGAAAGGCGGTAATAGGCGCGGCTAGTGGAGGAAACATGGAGCTTATCCAAGATGGCAACACGGGATTACTCTATTCGCCTGGCAACTACGTTGAGCTTGCTGCCAAGATACGCTGCTTGTATGAGAATACGGAGCAAAAATTGAGGCTAGGGACCGCAGCGCAAAGCTGGGCTAAAGATCGCTTCTGTCGGGAAAAATATGCCAGAGAAGTGATTAATCTTTTGGAGGAAGCAGTGGGGGGAGAGAAGAATTAGATACGACCACTCAAGATTACAGCAGTGATGATAACTTATAATAGATTCCCTGTTTGCGCTAAACATTCGTTGACCACAGCACCGCTATCAGTTTCCTTTAATCCCACCGATCTTCTACGTAAATCGCGATCTCTTCATTTGAACCTCCAGCCAAAATCCCGCGAGAAAATTTTACTTTCGCTCATTTCTTAAATGAGAGGCTTACATAGCCAGTCCATCCAACCTGTAACTTCTTACAGCTAGCTCCGTTACCGATAATAAGCTCTAATGGATGAGTGTGTCGCAATAACAAACCGGACAAGCAGAAGCATTTTTTGAAAGCAACGCTAGCAGACGCAACTCCCTGTTCCTACTCGCCTATTTTCGCAATTATAGATAGCGCACAGACCTTGTCCCTTGTATCTGCTAGGTGCAAAGTTGAACCACAGCTCCGTATCAACTTGGGCAGATGGGGATGGGAAGTATTTAGAAGAGAAGGAATTACTGGCTTGAAGCAGCGTTTCCTAAATTGAGCCGATTACGAGTTATCACTCCCTGATGGCAGTCGGGTTTTTTTCTTCATCCCCGCTTGCATGCCACAAATCTTACCCTCGGAATTTGGAAGGGCGCAGAGGATTCGTTCCATTGTTATGAATCCGACAGACGATCACATTCTTTTCATAACGCTCGATTCTTGTCGCTACGACACCTTTGCAGCTAGTTACATTCCGCACATGAAGGCTGTAGCGCCGTTTTATAAAGCACAAGCACCGAGCTATTTCACGTATGGGTCGCACTCGGCGATGTTTGTCGGATTCACGCCCGGCATCGCCGGCAGCGCACAAAGGTTCTTCGATCCCAAGTTTGGGAAACTCTTTAAGATTGTCGGCGTAGGGTACCCCGGTAAGGAAACCGAGGGATATGCGCTTTCGGGACGCAATATCATCGAAGGTTTCAATAACCTGGGCTATAAAACCTACGGCACCGCAGCAATGGCATGGTTCGATCCATCGAGTGTCACTGGTGCCCATCTCACCGATAGCTTTAGCCATTTTTTTTATCCAGGGCCTCATTCTTTGCATAAACAGATTGAGTTTGTAAATAATTGCCTCGCACAGGCATCCGGTTCGACCTTTACCTTTATGAATATTGGCGAGACGCATGTGCCCTACTGGTATGAAGGCGCGGCCTGGTCCGCAGATGACAATCCATGCGTCCCCTACCAGTTGATCAATCGCTCTAAAGAATGTCGCAGTCGGCAGCGAGAAAGCCTCGAATTTATCGATCGCCAGCTAGCCGCGCTCCTGCGCCGCTATATGGACGGGACGATCATCATATGCGCAGACCACGGCGACTGCTGGGGCGAAGATGGGTTATGGGAGCATGCGTTTATGCACGAAAAGACAACTACTGTACCGCTCATCATTCGATACCGGGGCGAACCATGCAGATTACAAAATTTTTCCCGAACAAGCTCAGGAGCCCCTAGCCGACTCAATTCATTTGCTAAAAGTTTCCGTCCGCGAAAACCCAGCTCCCCCAAATTGAATTATCCAGCTGAGGGGAAGCATGATTCAAAACTTCATTATCGTAACGTGCCCCCCTCTCTTGCTATGATCGACCAAGGAAAGAAACGGATTATTGTTGTGCTAGGCATGCACCGGAGCGGCACCAGCGCTATTACGCGTGGGTTGCAAGCGGTGGGAGTAGAGTTGGGCGATCGACTGATGCCGGGGGAAGAAAGCAATCGTAAAGGTTTCTTTGAAGATCAAGATATTTACGAGCTAAATTGCGAGTTGCTGCACGCGCTTGGGAGGGATTGGCATCATCTTTCACCGATTTCGCTGGGCGAAATGGATACTCAGCATAAAAACCCGTATTTTTTCAAGGCGGTCGAGTTACTTTTGCAAAAATCTGGGGGAAGGGATATTTTCGGGTTCAAGGATCCTCGTACAATAAAACTGTTTCCTTTCTGGAAAAAAATAGCCATTCAATGTCATCTTGATATCAGCTGTGTATTAGCAATACGTCATCCATTCAGCGTATCGCAATCGTTGAAAAAACGGAATGGATTCCATGCCGAGAAAAATTATTTCCTTTGGTTGGGGCATATCGTCGAAAGTTTATCCGGTAGCGCCGGCTTAAAGCGTGTACTTGTAGACTACGATAAATTGATGCTTTCGCCCGAACTCGAATTAAACCGGATCGCCGAAAAACTCGATTTAAAAATTGACCAGATTGAACTCAAGACTTATAAGTCCGAGTTTCTGGACAAGGCACTGAGGCATACGATTTATTGTGTGGATGATCTGTCGCTGGATGATGCTTGTCCTCCCCTCGTGCGCGAAATCTATACGGCTTTACTCGAGATCGCCTCGGATAAAGCCGATCTTGAGAATCGCGCGCTGCAAAATCAAATTGAAAGTTGGGTGAATGAATACGAACGTCTTAAACCCATTCTCGCCTTGGTCGATAAAGCTTCCGCACGGATGATTGAGAGTGACAAGCAAAATGCTGAATTAAGATCGCGCATTGAAGATCTGTATGCTTCTACTTCCTGGCGGTTAACCCGTCCAATGCGGGCTGCAAAAATCATTATTAGTAAATCGGCGGGCTACAAAATCGGAGCCACCAAACTGCCCTGAATAAGCAATGCTGGTTGTCAATCAAATCGAGGAGAATTATAAGTCTCCCCTTCTAAGTAGAATTCCGGCAGGATCTTAGCTGGAGGATCAATGAGAAGGAAGAAACCGCGATTTAGTCGCTGAACTTTCAAACCAGCCTTATGCTTGAGTGGGGCCCGTTGCGGATTGTCTCATCGATTATTGAATTCTATGAGGAAAGCATGGGCAGGATTAATATCCTCTGAATACTGACGAAGGAAAGAATCTCGCCGCCAGCTCCTTCAGATCGATATTCTGCTGCCCGCCATCCTCGAACCTGAGCTGCCAATGGGGATTGTGCGGATCATTTTGCTTTATCTCGGCAGGATCATCAGCCAGCTTTATGCCTCCTTTTTCCAGGGCTTTTCTCGCGGCTTTGGCATCATCGCGCAGAAGAAAATGCAGGGCATCCGGAATGCGTTTTTTCTTCGCTTCCCAAGCCTTGTTCATCCAGGGCGTCATTTCCTCCATGAGACCGTGCTTCTTGTAGATATTGGCCATGCGTGTAAGTTCATCCGAATCTTCCAGCAGGTTACCCGTCAGCATGCGGCGTCCGATGGTTTCATCTGCTGCCGAACCTGCCGGAGCAAGCGATCTCACTGTGCGCCTGTAATGGCTCATGAGGCCGGCGTTGGAGCTATCCATCCCATAGGGTCGCATCCCGGATGTGGAGTCAAACCCAGAGGACCGCAGGGAGGCGACAGGAAGCTCAGGCTGAAGTCTGCCTGCATCCGACAAACCAGCCACGGATGAGGATGGCGCCAGTGTTCCGGCGGATGCCGGGGAATTTCCGGCGGCGGATGCTGATTCTTCGGGCTCCCATTCACTCACGATTTCCTCGTTGGCGGCCCGCAAACGGTCGCGTTTGTCCTGTTTGAAACGGGCTTTGTCCATGCTCGCCTCATGCATCTCCGCTTCCCGTTCGTCTGCCTTTGCCAGGCGTTCAGTCGTCTTCCGCCTGATCTCCATTTCCTCTCCGCTGCGCAGGCCCTCCGCTACTCCGCCTGCAAAAGTGCCAAAATTAAACATGGATGCGTCCTCTCATCGTCGAATCCTTCCTTTTCATCCCTGCTTGAAAGGGCTTGTCCCGCGCCATCCAGCGCCGCTGGAAGCGTAAAATCAAGCATGGGCGTTCCTCTTTCCTCTGTCGTTTTCGCTGCCGTTATCTCGGCCTGCCGATATAGGCGCTTCCCAGTTGCCCTGCCAGGCTGCCCAGTCCCGCGGCAGACAACGCGTTTGCCTGCTGCTCCCTGGCCCATGCGTCGAGCTGCGCGTTATATTGCCCCAGGGCGAGATTCCCTCCGGCGGTATTGGCGCTTGCGGCTCCGCCAAACCAGTCCTGCGCGGCATTGAGTCCCGCATTGTGCAGCGCTGCGCCGGTTGTCATGTTTCCAGCGGCTGAGTTACCGGCGTTGAGGGCAGCGGCATCGGAGGCGATTCCCATGGTCGGCATATTCCGGCCGAACTTCGCCGCGCTTTCGCGCATCGCCATGCCCTGTAATTCCGTGTTTCGGCGAGCTTTGTTCATCGCCCCGGCTGTATCCCTGGCAAGACCCAGGCTGATGTCGCCGGACAATGCCTGGAATCGCCCTGAGTTTGGATTGACCCCCAGTCGCTGCATGGCCCGCTGGCTGGACTCGAGCGCGCCCTGGTATCCGCGGGCGATATCTGCCGCGGCCTCCGCGGCCATTCTTTCCTTGCGTTCGGCTGAATCATATTCATTGGCATCCTTGACCATGCGCGCCTCCATCGGCGCGAAAAGATCGTGGTAAATTTTCCATTGGGACTCCGCGCGGCTGGCGTTGGCGTCGCCCAGGCCGATCTGTTGATCCACGATCTTCCGGATCAGGGGATCCTGTACCGCCGCTCTTTCTTTCTCCCATGCCAGTTGCTGTTTCGCTACCTCGAGCTGCTGCTGGGCGATATCCGCATTCTGTTTTGCCGCCTGGCCAATGAGCGGATCGGGTTTTGGGGGTTTAGCGCTGCACATTTTCCGTCTCCAGTATTTTGATCAGTCCATTTTCGACATGGCTATAGCCAAGCATCCGGAAAAATCTTCCTGCCTTGTTGACCGTCTTGACAGTGATATGGATTTCGCTCGCGCCAAGCAGCCGCAAGGCGTTCTCCACGTAGCCGACAAAACGCCTTGCCACCCTGCCGGTGCGGGCCAGCGGCAGCAGGTAGAGCGTGTCTTCTGTCGCTAGAATGGTTTGCGTATGGGCGCTTCGGTCCAGGTACATGGCGCAGTTTCCGCAGAGCCTGTTTTCCTTTCTCACGGTTAAAAGAACATAGCGTCCGGCGCGCTCATAGCGGGTAAACGTGGCATAGTCCGGACCGAATGGCAGCCCATGCCGGTGCTCCTCGGTTTCGCCCCAGTGCGCGCGATGCAGCGGCTTTATTTCTTCCTCGATATCTTCGATTCGTTCCAGGGAGAACACAAAATCCTCGTATTTCTCCGGCAGGATCAGCGCCATATTTTCCACTGGCACGAGCCTGTCGAGGCATCCAGCGGCGACGCAAATGTGTGCGGCAAGTTCGGGTGACAGGACGTTACCTATGTTCGCCGCAAGCAGCGTCACCAGCGTGTTATTCATCGTCATTCCTGGGAGAACCTCTGGATAAGTCGCCCAGCCGCGATTGATTTTGCGGAATGGACGGAAGGCGCAAAAAACAATGGCGTCGTGGTGCGGTCCTGCCGGCGTGGATCATCCGTCCATGCGGGAAATGACCTGCTCCAGCGCGGCGCGCACCGTGTTGGTATAGGAATACAGCGCCTGGCACTCCGACTGCGTCGGGGTTTCTGAAAAGGTAAGCTGTTGGAACTTCGGGACTTCGATACGGTTTCCCCGTCGCCCGGTCAGGATTTCCATCATGGTTTTCAGCCATTCGGGGGTGCCTGAGGGGATGCCGGGCTTTTTGACACTGGTTCGTTTAATGCTGGCTCTTGTCAACGCGGGTTCGATTGTGGCGCCGCCCATCGTCGCCGCTGCGGCAAAATTGAACTGACGCGATGCGGCCACGGCAAGCAAGAGTGTTCCGCCTATAGCGGCGGGTCCGCAAATGTTGGTCTGGGCTGGATTTGCTGCAACCAGGTAATGCGTCGAAAGCATGGCGCCGGCGCCGCTCCCATTGCGCTGTATCGACCAGGACGGTACCGCCAGCAAATGCGTTTGTATTATCGCGCCCGCCAAAGCGACATTTCCCTGATCTGCTCCAGACGCGGGTAGCGCCAATCCGCGGCCTATGCCTGCCGTGTTGACCGCATTGCCCTGAATAGAACCGGCGGCGGAGAGACTGGCTGGCAGGGTGAGCGCCACTTCTCCGGGCTCGCCGGTATTTGCCTGCATTGCCGGGGCCGGCAAGAGGGAATGACCCTGAAAGGCCGGCATTACGACGCCAAGGTTGGCCTGTGCGGAGGCGGCGCCAGCAAGAATATTACGCTGCGTGACTGCCGTTACGCTGACTGCTTGTGCCTGTACCGATACGGCGGGCGCAAGCGGCTGTACCTGGAATATCGAAGCGGTATCACCCGTATTGGCTTGGGCGGATTCGATTGCGACGAGTGCATGAACCTGAGTTACGGCGGCGATACCTGCGGCGTTTGGCTGGATGCATGCGGTGGCGACCAGATTGTTGCGGCTTGCTACGCGGATTAGCCGTCTTGCCGGGACACCGAATATTGAAAATTTGTTGTCGTACCGGCCCCTTGCTTCAGCCGCGCTCAGCGCCTTATTGTAGTAGATGGCATAATTCAGCCAGCCCGAACCGGGTATCAGAGTATTTGCGTCGACTCTTCCTGTTCCGATGACAAACTCAGGACTGGCGTACCCAGCGTAGGCGTCCCCTGCCGCTGTGGACGCTTCCAGCAACCCATTGACGTACAGGTAAATATTCTTGCCGTCACTGATTCCAAGCAGGTGAATAGGGGTATTTACGGCTGCGCTTGACGTTGATATCGCCTGTCTTTGGCCTCCCGAGAAAATATAAAACAGGAATTTCCCGGACGAGTCTATTCGCAACTCGCGGTCGTGCACCGTGCTGTTTGGCAATTCCTGAATACCGCAAATGTACTGGTCGGCAGCTGCATTCGGCGTGTAGAACGCTTCAATGCTAAACCTCGATAGGGCGGCGGAGGGAGAGCTGAAATAGCTGCCGGCGCTGCCGCTGGTCTTGAACGCCGGGCCTTCTCGACCTGCGGATATGCTTGCGCCACTATTTACAAGGGGTCGCTTTGCACTTCCCAGATCATTCAGCTGCCAGCCCGCAGCAAAATACGCCTGCTCGACGTAGCGCGAAAGCTCATTTACGCCATTATTTAGCTTTGCGGCATACTGAGGCTGCTTCTTGAATCCGCCCGGCAGGAGCAGTGTCGACACTTATGCCGAGGTCCCGATAATATCGGTACGATATACATTTCCGGACGCCAGCGCTACCCCGGCGTCGTTTTTGACCACCAGCTTCAGATAGCGCGTAATCGGCAAGCCTTGCAGACTGAAGAATTTTCTGTGGGTGCTGCTGTCGTTGCAGGGCAGCGTGCCGATCCAGTGAAGATCAAATTCGTTTATGGCCGAGGTACCGCTTTCTGGCCCGCTGCCGAAGCTGACATTATCCAGCGATAGCTTGGCAAAAAGGATGAGCTGTTTGTTTCCCGTCGTGGCAGCGCTCGGTGTGCATTCGACCTCGAATGTGATATCCAGTGGAATCGAGGCAGTCAGATCTATGGCTGACGATGCCACGTATGTTGCGCTCGCCAGAGTGCCGAGGCTGAGTACCGCGCTACGCGGACCCTGTGCTTGCGTGAAGGCCGCCATTGCTGTTTCCTCCGAATCTCTTCGATGTTTAAGGAAGCGCTTCAGCGCTTCTAAGATCAGGCCGGTTGGCTGCTGGTGTAAGTCAGACTGGGGAAGTTAACCGTGTTGCCGCTGGTAACAACCTGATCGGATGTTTCGTCCGTTACCCATAGTACCCTGCCCGCGTTGTCGGTGAATGCGATATGCAGATCCGGCGCGGCGCCGGAACTGGCTGCGGCCATTCCGCTCTTGGCGGCAGTGGTCAGGACGCGCGCTGCACCATCGGCGCCCGACAAGGTGAAGTCGTCGCCAGCCATGGCTACCGTGCATATGGCATTGCCGGTCACCGTTGCATAACTGTCTCCCGCGGCGTACGTTTTCAGCAGCAGCATGCGCAGACTATTGCTCTTGATCGCATTCAGCCCGCCATCCAATACATCCGCGTGCGCATATTTTGCCATTGTCATATCTCCTCTAATTTTCTGATTTCGCCGGTTTTACGGAATGGGGTGCGTGGTTCCACGAATATGATTCGATAAGCCCATAAAACGCTTCTGGACAGATCCGCTCCGACGCGGCGTCAAACCCTTCCCGCAACAGCGTTGCCTCAAGCCTGTCTCAACCCATCCATCGTTTCCGCCAGCGTTACCGCAGATACCTTCACATTGCCTGACAGCACGATTTCCACGTTGTCTGCTTTATAGCCGCCCGGGAGGCGGAAAGCGCGGCTGCTTCCAATCTGCTTGCTGAATTTCAAGGTGTCATCGACCCATAACTGAAATTGCAGTGAATCGGGCCGCAGTGGCGGAATCGCGCGCATCGCGTCGCCTCCTATTTCCTGCTCCGCCAACGCCGCATCGGCCAGCCCATCATCCATTCCGTTGGAAACAGCCAATGCACGGTTTGCCGCCACCGCGGCCTCATGCGCATCCTGTGCGGAAACCAGTTCCGCTTCGGACATTGCGAAATCCGCGTCAATCCTGGCCGCGCCATAATTGAGGGGCGGCGCAGTAACGAATTTCCTGCTCCTCCACTCGTAGGTCAGCTTGGTCCCGGCATCGCCTTCCCATTCATATATCTTCCGGTCCGCCGCCACGTACAGCTTGCCGGTAGCCGGGTCTGCCCATATGGCAGTGATCTTCTGGTTCACTCTCAGGAATGAAGCGCTCTCTGCCTTGTCGATCACGAACATGAGCGAACTGCCGCCGGCCGAATAGCCGGCGTAATACCGGTTGTCCGCGGCGGCGGCGATGAATGTGCCCGGGTTCAGTTCCGACCACTCGCTTTGGGTGAACAAGTCCTTGGTGACGATATCGCTCGTTCCCGCAGCCGTCCCTATGATCGCCATGCCTTGCGCCGCCGGGTAGCCGACGCCGAATGCGAAATTCACGACGCCGCGTTTGGCCATGCACGGCCATGCCACCCCGAGCTTCTCCATGCCTCCGCCCATCGTTGCCGGTTCGACACCGGTAATGGTGAACGGATTTCCCGTCGTCATACCTACGAGGGTAGTGCCATTCACCGCTATCGCTACGATATCCTGGTCGTAGGTTTGCCGGTAAGCGACCGGCCAAGCGTAGGGTTTGAAGGGTTCGGAGAAAAATACTTCGTTGCCTGCAAAACCGGCGGCAACACCGTTTGCCAGAATGATGATGCCTTTCATGTCAGCAGGAGGCATTTCCCATGCGGCTGAGGGCAGCACTTCCGCCAGCGCAACGTCAGTGTCGGGGATCATGTCATTGAAGGTGGACGCTGCCGCCGGAATGGTCGCTACATAGTGATATTCGGTATCGCTCGAGGCGCTCATCGTCCGATAGACGCGCTTGCGCATGCCTGATGTGTTATGCGGTGCCACACGAACCCATGTTCCTCCGCCCGAGTATGCCTGCCGGGTTGCCAGCGCTACAGCTATTTTCCTTGCGGCCGCATCCACCCTCAGTATCCGGAACCTGGCATTCAAATCAGTCAGGCCGGCCACCGATGCGAACCGGATTTCCTCACCAGCCCGCAACCCGAAGATAGTATCCAGCGTGACCTCAACCTGGCCCGCGATAGGCGTGTCTCTTGCCGCATCCGTCAGGATTCCCGAATTCGGGGGAGCGCTATCCATGTCTGAGAGCATCCAGGTGTCGCCATCGCTGCCGGTAATCACGGAAGATGGAGGGGACGGTTTCGATTCCTCGCCCCATTGCGTCACGAACGTGTAGACATAAGAGCGCGTCGTCGCTATCCCCGTAGTGCCGGCTGCGCCGGATGCGCCTGCCGGGAGAACTGCAGGGGCGGTCGCAGGCGGCGTTACCCCCAACACGTAGCATCCGGACGGGTAAGGCCCGGCGCCAGCGGTTGCCGTATCGTAATCCGATACACGCGGCTCGCCGTCCCCGGTATAGTAAAAGCGCCGAGAGGCATTCCCGGCAATGGGCGAGCGCGCCACGTCCACATCCTTGTCCCACGCAAGCCATTTGCCATTGCCTTCCTTCTCCATGCGAAACATGGACACGATATCGCGCTCGATGATGGGCACATATACCGGCAGCAGGCCGTCTCGGGGACGGAGGTCCCCGGACGTGAGCCTGCAGTTGGTTGCCACCTGCGCCTGGGTTGGCGCCAGCAGTTGTTTTGCCAGCCGCGGCACGAGCCCGGAAAACCCGGTGATGCGAAATGCGCTCATTCGGATGAAGTCTCGCGGTTGGCCTCATTGCTGATCATGGCCGCGGGAGGCGCAATATCTTTGGAGGATTTCTTTCCCTCGCATATTGCCCGCTCCTCTGCCCGTCTTTTCACCAGGCCCGGCAGCACCTTTCTCCCAGGCCCATACTTGAATGCCTCGATGCGCGCACAAGCCTCGGCATAGCGGCCGGAGTTGATCAGATCGATCAGGTTAGGAGGTTTGCCAGGCGCAGCGCTACGGCAGAACGTGCGAACGCCGACGTTGTATGTCAGACGCACGTAGGCTTCATACTCGTACTGGTACAGGGGCACGGTAACGCAACGCCTGACGCCGGCGGCATAGACCCCCTCGATCTCATCCAGCAGCCGCACCAGCGAACGTGTGGGCGTGGTTTTGTCGCCCATCCTGACGCCGGCCGTGGATCCGAAGCCGATCGTCGGCACATCGCCAGGCACGGGAATGTAGGCTTCTTCCTTGTAATCCTCGTGCACGGCAATTCCTACCAGCGTCGAGGCGGCAAGCACCATCACGGCGACCGCGCTTCGTGCCTGGTTTGGGGTCGGTTTAATCATCTGCTATTCCTTCCCGTTTCCGGAACTCGCGCCGGCCTTCCTGCCCCCACAGGTTCCATGGAGGCGATGGAGAGCATGCGGCATGAAAGATCATTTGGCATTCTCCTGGATACAGTCGAGTTTCGCCTTTATGGTCTCTTTCAGGTCGCCCGCATTCAGATTGGCGCAGGAAGAGACCGCCGGCGCGGGCGCCGGGGGAAGCGTAGACTTAGGTTTGCGCCCTTCCTGCCTTCCCGTCTGCGTCTCGGAACTGGCTCCGGGGACGGTCTCGCGTCCTGAACCGGGGTCGACAGCGGGGAAAGGCTGACCAGCGGGATGGTCCTCGCCCGGGGTGTGCGCCAGCATGGCGCAGGACGAGAGAAACAGGGCTGCGAGATAGGGCCTCATTGCTTTCTCCCGTTTCTCCCGTCTCTTCCATAGGGCCATTGATCAATGATCCTGTCGAGTTTTTCGTTGAACTCTCTCATCGTTTCACGCTGCTCCGCGCGAACGGATTTGATTTCGTCACCCAGGCGTTCGTTGGTGCGCTCCTGGTACAGTTCTCCCCTCTTCAGGCTGGCGATATCATTCTGCACGGCGTTGTAGGTGGCAACGCCAGATGCAGCGAGCCCAGCTACAGCGATGATTCCACCGAAGGAGAGAGTATAGGTGGAGGGCCCCCGCCGCCGCTCTACCCGTTCCGGTTTTTGATCGCTATCGTCCTCGTTCATCAGAGCAGGCTCCAGAGAATGATGATCAAAACTACAGCGGAGGCGAGCAGGATGGCCGCGGTCCACTTGGATGCCCGCAATTTGTCCAGCAGCCGGTCGGCGTCTGCGTCGGCTGCCGCATTCTGGCGATCGATCTCTTCCTTGATGCGATTACGCTGGTACATCGTCATGATTGCTCCTCCAGGAAAATTGTGGCTCGTAAAATAAAAAACGCGGCATAGCCGCGTCTCGACGGGGGGCATCGGTACTTTGACTTATTCCCATTGGATCGCGTCCAGCTGCTCTTTAAGGGCGTTATCCCCCAATGCGACAATCTGATCGCGCAGTTTTTGCCGCTTTCCTGTCAGCCGTCCATGGGCTGATGCAAACGATGCGGCATTCGCCATGATTCGTCCCGCCAGCTCCGCCTTCGAAAGGCCACGCGCATTTGCGGCAGCATCGAGCCAGGGCGTGACGGCACTCGGGTTCTGCAGCCAGGCGCGCGCTTCCGTTTCCTGCAGCGGCCAGCTCCTGGTCTCGTCATCCGGGTACCCGGCTTTCAAGGCATCGGTGGCGTGCCGATAGGCGGCATCGATGCGGGCAAGGGCGTCCTGCTTCGATCCCGCGTACTTCGATCCTGTAGCAACCGGTAGCGCCGGTTGCGGTTCCGCCGCCTTCCATAACTCGATGAAGGGCTGAAAATCCTCGACATTATCGAGTTTCGTATTGGCGGATTCGTCATGCTCCACATGGCCTCTTTTACCGTCCCATTGCACTGCCCGAATGCCGGGAGGCAAGGTGGACAAGTCAACCATGCGAAATGTCCCACCGATGCCCACCAAGCCGTCATCGCGGATGATGGTTACGCGCATTCGTCGTCCTCCTCTTGCCATTCCACCTGTCGTTGTCTTGCCTGCCCAGCGGCCGCCAGGAGCTCCGGCCTGAACGCTTGCTGCGGCCGAGCGCCATGCCCTGTCATTTCGTTGCGGAACGATTCAATGGCCGCTGCCCCTTTGCGCGATTCATTGGCTGTGTTGATCATAAGGGTGGGCATCCACGCGATGGCGCAGCTCCATCTGTCTGTTTCTTCTCCGGTGTTCGTATCCACGCCGCGTACCTGCACGTACCAGGGGCAGCGATAGAGCACCGGCTTTGACTGATCCAGCTTGACTTCCTCGCATTTGGCTCCGAGCGGGCAGTCCGCGATGCGCGTCTCCATTAGTCCTTTCTCGCTATGATGAGGTCGATGTATTGCACTGCCAGATTAATGGCCGTACCCGTGAAAGTGTGATTATGAGGATTTCCGCCGCCTGTAAAATTCGTATAAGCAGTGACACTAGCATTATTTCCGTCGGCCGGATTGTAATCGGGCATCACGCTTCCCGTTCCAGATCCGATATAAAAAGAGTGCTGATGTGGAGGTAACTGTGCCTCAGTAAGTGTCGTCGCACTGTTCGATCCTGTCACAGCCTGCGCGGTGAAAGCATTCGTAAAAGTGACCGAGCCTCCCGAGCCTCCTCCTGCTCCACTGACGATTCGCAAGGCTTTGTTGTTGTGCGCAGTCACTTGTGTCCAGCCTGCCGGAGCGGTTGCCTGGAAAAACAGCATTATAGTACCCGCTGGAATCAGGTCTCCCGCAGCCGCGCCCAGCACTGCTCTTGCCGCCGCTGAATCCATCTGTACAAGCAGGGTGCGGATGAAAGCGCTTAGCCCGGTGAGCGCCGCAGTGCCGGGGCCGGTGAAGTACGGTACTTTGTCCACCGCGGAAGCAAGCCCGCCCAGCGCGATGAGGTTGGAATTCGAAAGTGATTCCTGTAACGCGGCATTGGTGATGCCCGCGACGAAATAATCACCCGCTGCCCAGTTGCGGGCCGTGGTGCCATCCATTCCCCGCCCGCCTGCTGCAATGGTCAGGCTGTCCGTGTTGCGGGCCTCGATCTTCACAATCTCGCGATTGCCCGATGCGTCCTTGAATA